TGGTATTGTACTCTTGCGCATCAGTCATGGGCGTGGCCTTGACACGCCAAGTATGCGGCAACCAAGTTTGACTCATGCCTTCTGTGGCAAAATCAGCATCCTGTACCACATAGTATCGTGGCAACCCACGTGGCAAGTTTGGATTCAAAGGATGAAAGTCTTTGAGGTTGGGCAACTCAAGTACATCGCCGGTCATGAGCTTGCGCCCAAAAGTGTCTATCATGTCGTTGTAGTGAAACGTGATAAACAGGGTATCGTTGTTCAAAAACAAGCCAAACTGTGTTAGGTCAAAATCAATGTCTTGATGATTATAAACACCACGCATGACATACACATCAGGTGCATAGATTCTGTCACGGTTTTCCAGCAACAGCAAATCTTGAATGTTTGTTGGACTAAGCTCATCGTAAATGGGCTGGGTAGCATCAAAATTGCCGCTAAACGCCGAGTCTTCGCCACCAGTTTGTGGGCCCATGAATTTGTGTACATACACATCCATGCCACCCACGGTGTACATTTCTGAGATAGTACGATCCAAAAACTGGTAATCTCTTGTGCGATTTGGGCGGTATAAACTTAGGCGTGGCATAGTCTAGTATTTATGGGCTGGTTGACCGAATATTCAAAGCCTGCTATAATTTGGTTATGAAAGTAGTTAAATTAAACCGCAGATTCCGCCAATTTAAAGAACATGGGCATACTATTGGTCTTAAATTCCCACATGGTCATACCCCAGATTCAGTTGCAATTGAAAAAGCCTGCCGGGCTCGGTTAAGCGACAACGGTTGGAGCCGCAACCATGGCTGGTTCAGCTACTACGGTGATCGCCCTAGCCGCGATGCCGTGCGCCCATACTGGATCACATTTCGCAACGAATCGGATGCTACTTTAGTATTACTTTGTGCTGACTTGACCAAATAATCAAGCTCTGTTATAATTACATTTATTCACTAGGAGTTCGAATGAAAACTGCACAGCGAGCACTCAAACCTCTCAATCCACGTAACGCAGACACCAAATACATGGGTGATGAACCGTTATGGCGCGAACAGCCTGGTGAAAATCGCTTTACTGCCTTGACCCGTGCGTTCAACTGGTACAATTATTTTTACGGCAAAAAAGATGCCAAAGACATGATTGCAGTGTATTTAGATCTACACGACCGCGGGCCTGAAGCCAAAATTATCCGAGCCCTGCCCGACAGCCAAATTCGTCTAACGACTGGTTGGCTGTGCCGCATGGCCTCCATGGGCTTGCAGTTAGACGATCGTGAACAGGTCAAGCTAGACAACATGCTGGCAGAACTCATGGCTCTTAAAGACACACCCAAAATTGAAGTTGAAGCAGAACCTGAACGCCCGGCTCGACCCAGTATACAAGATCACCTGCGTGAAAAAGTGTCAGAGTGTGCCGGCGAAATTGAAGGCTTGTTTGATGACTTCTTAGACAGCGGCGCCAAGATGTCCGCAGACTTCAAGCCCATTGCAATCATCCGTGGACGCAATGTTGCACCTCAACTGATTTCACTCTTGGCTGATCCTTGGAAAAAACGCCTGGCTGAATTTGAAAGCGTGATTGATGGCAAAGATGGGCAGTTGGTAGAGGCATACTCTAACTTCAGCAAGATACAACTGCGCAACATTGTGAAGTTTTGCGAAGCAGTGGTCAATGACTGCGGTGCCTATGTGCAGATCAAGAAAGTGGAGCGCAAACCACGCAAAGTCAAAGCAGTGCCTCCAGAAAAACGTGCCGCAAAATTCAAGATCATGACAGAGTTTGCTGAGCTCAAGCTCAAGGGTTTGCCGGCTGCAAGTCTTGTGGACAAAGCAGAAGCCTGGTTGTATGACACCAAGAAGCGCAAGTTGATTCACCTTGTGGCAGACTCACACACTCAATCGTTCACTGTTAAAAGCAACAGTATCATTGGATTCAGCACTGTGGATACTCTGCAAAAAACTGTGCGCAAACCACAGGACATTGTCAAAGCAGTACAGGCCGCAGGCAAGCCAGCGGCACGTAAGATCTTTAAAGAACTTTCTACCACAGAAACAGCCTGGAATGCACGTGGCACCGAGAACTTGGTGATATTGAAAAGCTGGTAAATATAAGGACCAGGAGTCCTTATGGCTGAACAGCAAGATACACTTAGCGAGCTCAAACAAAACCTTATAGAATACGTACAGCTTCAGCTGGGCGCACAGATCATTGACCTAGAACTTGATCCTGAGCACTATGAAGCCGCGTATCAAAAAACTATTGGCACCTATCGTCAACGAGCCAACAATGCTTATGAAGAAAGCTACAGCTTCTTTTACTTGGTCAAAGATGAAAACGTCTACACACTACCGCAAGAAGTTATAAGTGTGCGCCAGTGTTTCCGTAGAACTTTTGGTGATGCCACAGGTCCCTATGCCAGTAACTTTGATCCGTTTAGTCAGGCCAGCTTGAACGTGTACCTTATGAACTTCAACGTGGCTGGTGGCCTGGCCACTTATGACTTCTACAGTCAGTATGTTGAACTAGCAGCCAGAATGTTTGGCGGTTACATGAACTATACCTACAATCCTGTGACCAAGAAGCTACAGTTGATACGTGATCCCAAGAACACTGGTGAAGCTGTGCTGATCTGGACTTATAACTTAAAGCCCGAAATTAACCTGCTCAGCGACTTCCAAATTCAGCAGTGGATCAAAGACTACATGGTTGCCAACTGCAAAATGATCATTGGCGAAGCTCGTGAAAAGTTTGGCACCATTGCCGGACCACAAGGCGGCGGTACTCTAAATGGCACTGCCATGAAAGCCGAAGCCAAAGAAGCCATGGCTGATCTAATAGGCCAATTGGTAAACTATGTTGACGCTTCACAACCACTGACTTGGGTAATTGGCTAATTGACACAATCACAAATCATTGCTATAATATAGCATGGACTTGATGATTGATCTTGAGGGCTTGGGAACAGGCCCCGAAACTACTATTCTCACCATTGCCGCACAGGCCTTTGATCCGTTTGGCTCTGGCTATTACGAGCAATCATTCTATGCTAGAGTCACATTGGAAAGCCAAGAAACTCGTCGCATTGAACAAGGTACAATAGACTGGTGGGCCACACAACCTGCTGTGGTACGTGATGAAGCCTTTGCTGAAGACGGGCGCATACCCTTGGATGAGGCATTAGACGGGCTAGGTAAACTAATTTGGCACTCCAAGCGTGTGTGGGCCCAAGGCCCAACCTACGACATGAACATCCTGGAGCATGCCTACAAGAGCTACAACAAGCCCTTGCCCTGGCAGTACTACATGGTAAGAGACAGCCGTACAGTGTTCAGTTTGTGGCCTGACCAACCAATTCCGCCTACTAGCCACCATGCGCTGGAAGACTGCCGCAGACAAATTGGCATGCTACAAAATACACTTAAATACCTCAAAGTTCAGGAGTTGAAATGATCATTGGCATCTGTGGATTCATTGGGTCGGGCAAAGACACCATTGCTGATTACCTGGTAAATTTACATCATTTTAGGCGCGAAAGTTTTGCCAACAGTCTCAAAGATGCTGTGGCACAGGTGTTTGGCTGGGACAGAACCATGCTGGAAGGCCGAACAAAACAAGCTCGCGAATGGCGTGAAGTGCGGGACGACTGGTGGAGCACTCGTCTGGGCATGGAAATTACTCCACGTTGGGTACTCCAGCAATGGGGTACAGAAGTGTGCCGCCGAGCCTTTCACGATGATATCTGGATTGCTAGCCTAGAAAACAAACTGCGCAACAGTGAGGATGATGTAGTGATTTCAGATTGTCGTTTCCCCAACGAAATCAAAGCCATAAGAGCAGCCGGGGGCAAAGTCATAAGGGTAATTCGTGGCCCGGAGCCAGACTGGTATCAAGACGCTGTAAACACCAATGCAGGCCGTGGAAACATGAGTTGGATGATCAGTCGAGAACGCCTAAAAACACTGGGCATACATGCGTCAGAAACATCCTGGGTAGGCACAGATTTTGATGTTGTGTTAGACAACAACGGCACCCTGGATCACCTTTATCAGCAAGTCAAGTTATTGGTTACTGATCCGGCTCAAGGTCCCCTGGCCGCCAGGTAAGATCTGATCTACGCAGATCAGCCACACAGTTCAAACACACAGTTTTTAAGTTTCTAAGTTCGCAGTTGTCAAGCTTGCCATCTACATGAAACACCAGTAGTTGGCTGTGATGCCTTGCTTTGAACCCACATCGATCGCATGTGG